TATGACAAAAGAAAGGAATACTATTTAGAATCCAACAAATGTGGATATGAATATAAACAATTGCTTCTTGATACTATAAAAGAAATAGACAAAAAAATAAATAATGGTCAAATAAATTTGGTGGCTCTAATGAAAAATAAAAAAACAATATGAAATATTTAAAAAATAAAGGAATTGCGGGGAATGTTTTGATAAAAGAACATATCAAAAATGACAAACCATTTGCACTTACCAGAATAGGACTTGCAGAAGTTAGATGGGTTGATTGGTATTTAAAACATGGATTAAACTATACTATTAATGGTAATACTTTAGCTTCTATAATAGAACAAGGTGGAGTTTATGGTCAATGTGGTGAAGAGTTCTTCAAAGAATTCTGTAATGGTATATCTAATGCAGACTTACAGGTATTTTGGTTCAATGATGATGAATCTAATTTAGTCTATGACGAACAAAAAAATATTTTTGATACACTATCTCCAGAATCTATTAAGATAGATTGTGAGTCACTTTATTCATTTAGACATAATGATTTTTGGTCAAAAAGTTTAGCAGGTAAAAAAGTTCTTGTTATTTACCCTTTTGAAGAAACAATTAAAATGCAATATGAAAAAAGAAATCTTATATGGGCTGATGGAAAATTACCAGACTTTGAACTTATAACATATAAGCCGGTTTGGACTTTGGGTGGAAATAGACCTCACTCTTCTTGGAAAGAATCTTTAGATTTTATGAAGTCTGAAATTGCAGAGTTGGATTTTGATATTGCACTTCTTGGATGTTCACACTATGGTATTCCTTTAGTTTCTTTTATAAAAGATAGTCTAAATAAATCGGCAATCTATGTAGGTGGGGAACTTCAGATACTTTTTGGTATAAAAGGATCGCGATGGGATAACTGGGAAAGAGTAAATAAATACTATAACGAACATTGGACTAGATCTATAGATGAAATACCGACTGGTCATAACCTAATGGATGGTGGTTGTTATTGGTAATAAAAATAAAAATAAAAATATATGTCAAACGGTGTTTATAAAATAACAGAAGATTTCGAAAAGGCTCTAAGTATCTACACGGGTGCACCCTATGTGGTAACAGTCGATAATCAAAGTAATGCATTATTCTTAGCATTAATGTATGAAAATGTTAAAGGAATTGATATAACAATTCCTTCAAGAACATATCCTTCAGTTCCTTGTGAGATAATACACGCAGGTGCTAAGGTAAAGTTCAAAGAAGTTAAGGGTAAAACAATAAAAGGTGCATATCAATTAGAACCAACAAATGTTTGGGACTCCGCTCTATCATTTACATCGAATATGTACAAAAAAGGAACACATATGTGTATATCATTTACAGGTCCTTACAAGCACTTTAAACTGAGTAAGGGTGGTGCAATACTAACCGATAGCCTAGAGGCATATCACTGGTTCAAAAGAGCGCGCTATAGTGGTAGGAGAGAATGTTCTTATCATGATGACAATCTTGATATGCTAGGTTGGAACTTCTATATGATGCCAGAGCTTGCGGCGAGAGGTATGTTATTGATGGGTCAATTTTACAATACTGATGGAACTCCTAAAAAGAATGAAGATTTGGAATTACCATACCCTGATTTATCAAAATTTGAAATATACACAAAAGAAAGATAATGAAAAAAGCAATATTTGGATATGGTGGTCATGCGCGCGAAGTGATTCTGTTCTTGAAAGAGGAAGTCGATATATTTGTTGATGATGATTTCAGCAACGATTTTTTAAAGCCTATAAGCGATTTTAATCCAGATAAATATGAAATGATGATTTGTTTGGGAGAGTCAAATTTAAGAAGAAAGGTCAAAGAAAGTCTTCCTAAGAATACAAAATACTTTTCGTTTGTGCATCCGACCGCAATTATATCCGACGATATAGTAATAGGAGAAGGAACCTATATTGGACCATATTCTATTTTAACAACAAACATAAAATTGGGAAGTCATTGTATTCTTAACAGAGGAGTACAAATTGGACATGATTCTGTTATAGGCGACTTCTTCAGTGCCATGCCTGGTTCGATTATATCCGGAAATTGCAAAATAGGAGACTCTGTGTATTTAGGATCAAATAGTTCAGTAAGAGAAAAAACTAAAATAACAGACGATATAATCGTAGGACTAAACAGTGGTGTTGTTAAAAACATAACAGAAAGCGGTACTTATGTAGGAGTTCCTGCAAAAAGAATCAAATAGACAAAAAAATAAAAAATAAATAATGAGTGGTCAAATAAATTTAGGTGATATTGCAGGAGACTTAATTTTCGAAGTTTCAAAAAGAGATGATGTTAAAAACATTGTAGAGATTGGTACATGGAATGGATTAGGTTCTACAAATTGTGTTATAAGAGCAATCATAGAAAGTAATGAGAATAAAAACTTTATCTCTATAGAGATGTATGAAGATATGTATAATACCGCATTGGCAAATTTGAACTCGGTAAATGTTTTAAACAAATCAGGACAGAATAAACAATTATCCGACTATGTAACATTACTAAATGGTTCTATAATAGACTTTGAGGATGTTTTTTGGTTCAATCATAGTGAAATAGATTTTAACATAGATGAGCATGCACGATTATGGTATGATAAAGACCTTTCACTACTAAAGATTTCAAAAAAAGTATTATCCGAATTGCCAGAACAAATCGATTTTTTAATTTTAGATGGTGGTGAATATACTACTTACCCGGAATGGATAAAACTTAAAGACAGAACAAGAATTGTGGCGTTGGATGATAGCTCTATTCTCAAATGTTCCAAAATAAGAAAAGAGATAATTGAAAGTGGTTGTTACAATACACTTTATGATAATCTAAATTTAAGGAATGGCTTCTCGTTATTTCAAAAAAAATAATATTTAAAAATGTTTAAAAATCCTAATGAAATTCAGTTTGTAGACCAGAGTTGTGGTCTAATTTTACCTTGGTATACCAAGCCTTGTCTTGATGTATTATTAAAAATGAACTATAAAAACTGGGATGTATTCGAATGGGGAGGCGGTTGCTCAACGGTTTGGTATTCTTATAATTGTAAGAGTGTTGATACATTAGAAAATGACTCTGTTTGGGCAGATGAAATAATAGAATATCTGAATGAAAATCAGAAGAAAAACTATACAATGCAGGTTGTACAATGTCCACTTTCCGCCACACAAGCACATCCTAATAAAGAAAACTATTTGAATTATATTAGAACTCTGAATAAAAAGTGGGATTGTATAATAGTCGATGGATCATATAGAGCAGATGCTCTACAGATATCCGAAGAGTTTGTAAAAAAAGGTGGAATAATTATTTTTGACAATTATTGTCAAGATACATCAGGATATCCAGATTTACCAAACAAAGACTATTTCAATTCTAAATATAAAGGAGAAGTATATGAACACCCAGAACGTGAATATTGGAAGACTGCAATTTGGTGGCTCTAATGAAAAATAAAAATAGTATAAACGCAGAAGACGAGCTTATGAAGATACTTTCACAAGAGATTTCTAAAAGCATAGATTTAGAAATAGGTAATAACCTTAAAAACTACGTCTTGTCAAAATCTTGGAAAAGAAAGAACTCTATCGACAAGCTTTATCCAAAGATTAAAGACGTTGAATAATCTGTGGCAACGCACCAAGTTCCAGAACTTTACTTTTGTCTAACATAAACTCTATATCATAGAAGTTAAAATGGAAGGCAAGAGTGAAGTCTTTACTTGTTACTTTTTGTGAAGAATAGTTAAATGTGTTTTCTGACAAAGACTTCAATATTATCTCATAGAATCTTATCACATACAAAGCATCTCTGTGTATATCCACACACGTTATTGTGAATGGGTTCAAGAACGAGTTTTCTACGTCCATATAATGCTTAGAAAGTAAATCAAACATAAGCCAATAGTTCAAATCGGAATCCACAGATCTAAAAGTAATCGTTAAATCGTGTGTTGTCGTAATATCTTGAACATTCTTTGCTGGCTTAAACTGACGTTCCTTACCTCTCATCAAAATCTGCTTCGGCATCTCAAATGACATACCTGGAAAGTTAACAGATTTGATTGTCGAATTTAGATAATCGATGACATTTTCGTACTGAACCCAGTTCTTCTCCAAAATTGGTTGATACGTGTTTATCGTTTCTGGTTTTATAAAATCACCAGGAAGGTTGAATATGAACTGACTATTCTGACTACTTAATCTCATCGTTTTTTATTATTTTTATCCTCCCTTTTTAGTTGGTACTGTTTCTCCAGTAATAAGTTTTCTAGTAACAACCGCAGTTTCTTTCGGTAAATTAGGATCTTGGTTAATAGATGGTTTGTTTCCTTCTGTAACAGAATCTTTATTAAGAGTAGAAACATTTGCAAGATTGTCGAATATCTGGAATAGTCCTGTATATACTACAGAAACGTTTTCTTGACTACTCGCTATGATATAGAATAGATTTACTCCTGATTCGTATATTTTCTTTATAGATATCACTTTAGATTGTGGTACTTTAAATACAACCTGACCTAATTTTAAGTTTATATCAGTAGATTCTGCCAAAAGAGTAAACTCTTCTGTAGTATTATCGTTTCTAAATGTCATCTTTATTTCTCCCAATCCTGTCATATCTAAATAGTCAGGTTTTAGTGGATCACCAGATGCTATTATGAATTTGATTATGTTGTCATATGGATAAATCTTTATTTGCATCTTTGCGTTTCCGTAGAAAACATTGTTATTAAATATAGAGTTATCAGACTTACCGATTATATTTGCTCTGTCTATAAGAACTGGATATGGAACTTTTATAGTCTCTATCTTAACTTGTCCACCTAAACCATTTCCGTTACCATTTCCGTTACCATTTCCACTTCCATTACCACCAAATCCAGCACCACCATTAGCACCTACTCCAGCACCAAATCCATTTCCACTACCAAAATCACCTTTATTCACTGCAATTCCTACATTGAAACCTGCACCACTTGATGTTGTTTGGTTTATTCTTCCTCTTGGTTTTGTAGTTCTACCCATTGCATTTGTAACACCTAATAAAGAAGCATCGATTGCATTCTTAACATTATAAACTTTAGGTTTAGATGCATTCACAAGATTTATTTTAAGCATGTTAGTACTATATTTAGAAACTTCATCTTGTAACATACCATAAGATGCTCTTCTAAGTATGTAAGAGTCGTCCACAGAGTCTACAAGTCTCATCTCGACATCTATTATGGCTGTCGTTGTAGAGAACTTTATAATAGGTCTATACTCGATAGATTCGTTGAATCCATCATGAACTGTAACTGTAGTAGTCTTACCCCTAATGTTTTGTTCGTATGTTGTTATGTTGTATTGAACGTAGTATCTATGTCCCATCTTCACAGAATCATCTATGAACTTTTTGAACTCTGCTATGTTGTCGTTGTATGTTCCGTATATCTCAAAGAAGTCTCCTTGAGTTGAATGTTGTACCATAAGTGCCAATCTTTCAAACTCTGGTGCTTGTGGAATAGTAGTCGTTACTTTTCCTGCAAGTATATAACTGGTTATTCCGTTTACTTTCTGGATACCATCGATAAAATAGAAGTCTATGAATATAGGTGCAGTTATACTTAATCCTATACCATTAGAAAGATTTGAGTTTATACTATTTTCTTTAGGTAGACCATCTGTCTTTTGTGCCGCGAGTTCGTTTATCGCAGGAACTTCTATCTGTATATTTTTACCCCAAAGTTTTTCCTGAAAAAGAAGTGGTGGTGCAGAATAGTTTAAAAGATACTGCTGAGACACGTTAGTCATGTCAAAGTAAAAGTTGGATATCTCAAATGGGTTTGTGTTCGTCTCATCAAGTCCATATACTCTTATATAGAATCCTAAATGTTCACCAAACGTCCAGTTTATCGGTATATGAACCTTTATTGTATCGTGTCTTACCGGAATACTCGCTGAAAATTCTTTGTATTGTAGATAAGAGTAATATTCTGGGTTTACAATACCGTATCTTCCTGATACTTGATCCAATCTAAATAACTGGTTTTCCTGACCTTTGATGTTTGTATTTCCTGTAGAACTTAAATCTCCTGCAATATAAGACCTTCTGTTGTCTCTAGAATCCACGAGTATTTTATACTGATCACCGATCATGTTTCCATCGTTGTATATGTACTCCAATAAGATGTCTTTATCTAACTTTACATACTTTGAAATTTTAGCCATTTGAGAATTGAAATCTTTTTGTTATATATAAAAAAAGAAAACCTCTCATTATTATGAGAGGCCTTCTTTTTTCAATCTAAGTCCTACAGATTCCACAATCTGTTCTTCTGATAGATTCGGATGTGATTCGACTATTACTCGATAAAGCTCTTGTTCTTCCATCGCAAGTTTTTCTATCTCTTTGTTTAGAGGTTCGACAAACTTTTCAATCTTATTTCCTTCTCGTTCTATCTCTGCCAATATATCCAAAACCTTTGATGTCAGGTTTGGATCTACGTTTGTATCTTTTTTCTTTTTCAATTCGGCTATTTCACCTTCTAGATCTTCTACCTGATTATATGCGTCTTGTAGTTTTTCTAAAGTTTGTTCTGCTCTTCTTTTATAGAAATCTAAGTTTGAGGTCAGCTTTAAATAACTTCTTTTAATATTGACCGCAGCCACAAGGAATTTTTCTTCTATCATTGCTGTTCTGTTTCTTTTTTTACCCTAGTTTTTTTAGGTGCTGCCGGTGGATTTCTATGTCCAGGCATGTTGTCTGTTGGCGTTTCTGATATATCCGTTTTAGGTGTTGTTCGTTTAGCGACAGGTTTAGCGACAGGTTTTTTAGCAACAGGTTTTTTGGTAGTAGATCTCTTAGCTACTGGTTTTCCATAAACCATATCTTTTATTTTTACCTTGATACTTTCTTTTAAAGACTTAGGATCTTTAAAAAGCTCTGACATAAATTCGTCTGCTAAAAAGTCAATGATGCTTTTCTCATAAGAGTCTTCCATCATTTCTATAAAGTCTAATCTAGGTATTTTGTTTTCTAGTTTTAGGTCTAAGCTAAACTCAACAGATCTTTTTACACCTCTAAACATTGTATAGATAGGATCTTCTTTAGGTTTTGTATAGACTGGTTCTGAATTTTGTCCATTTACTACAACTGTTCCATTATCTCTATCAATTTCAACTCTTTGAACCGGTGGTTCATCATTGACAATCTTTCTTGGTTCAGGTATAGTTGGTAGTTCATCAAGTTCTTCACTATCTTCTAATATCTTTGCAAATGCTTCATTCTGTCTAGCAACTGATTGTGTGTTGTCTGGATTTATTCCATATTTTCTAGCCAACTCTTCTTTCTCATCATCGATACTACCATATATCACAGCACTATCATCTTCCACAGGAGGTCTATAGTTGTTGTCGATATTTACGTTTGGTCTAACCTCACCATTCTCATCTGGAATGTTTTCTGACGGAATAGTTTTTATTTTTTCAAATAAATCATTGTATGCGTTTTGTGTGTTAAAAAATGCAGATGGATCAACTTGCTCCGTAAAATGATTTGGGTCCATAAGTCGTCTTGTATCAATTTTAGTTTTGTTTTCAAGAATAGCGATGTTTTCGAACGAATCGATTACTTTTACCACTTCTCCTGTTCTGTTGTCTTTAAATGTCCTGTTGTTAAAGCTCATAATAATATGATTATATTTTTTACTATCTATTATATAGTTTGATATTCCTTTTGTTTAGGTATAAAAAAAAATCCTTGACTTTTTGCCAAGGATTTTTATATCAATATTTAAAATATTAAATGTCTGCGAAAAAATCATCTTCATCTGCAGATGCTGTAGATGTAGCTGGTGTTTTTTCTGAGAAGTTTTCTTCAAAAGAGAAGTCATCAGATGATGGCTTAGATTCAGCTTTCGCACTTGAAAAAGAAGAACTAGCTTTTCCAGTTAAGAAGTTACTAATCTCTGTGATTTTAACTTGTTGTTCTTCAGATAATTTCTTTGGAGCGAAATCTTCTAACTCAACAGTTCTTTCTAACAAGAAGTTTTTAACAACACCTTGTACGTTTGGTGCAATCTTACCATTTTCTAATGGAGCGTTTTTGAAAACACCACCTTTGAAGATTGGTAATGAAGTTGTTTCACCTCTAAACATACTTGCTTTGTAATCTGGGTATGTTTCATCACCAGTTTGGATTTTCTTAACAACAAGAACGAATTCTTTACCAGCTGATAAGTCAAAAACATTACAAGGTACTCCAGAGATTTCTCCGTTTTTCTCAGCCATGATTTTGTCTTTAATAGTTTTACCGTATTGGAAAACCATGATCTTACCAACTAATTCTGGTTGTTGCTCATCTTCTAATACTAAAACGTAAGAGTAGTATTTTTTAGAAAACTTTAACTGTTTTGATTTCTCAATCAATACTGCATTTTTAGAGTTTTGCATTTGGTAATACAAATCTGTCAATGCACATTTCTCATTGAAGTTTTTCGCTGAGTCAAACCATCCACTTAATTCTTTCGCAGATTTGATGTCTACATAGTGAGAGATTTTTTCAATCGCAGATTGTCCAATCTTTCCTTCTTGTGTTAAGTTAGGTAAAAATCTTACTACAGATCTCCATCCACGTTTTTCGTCTTTTGCCAATTTAAGATCCACTCTGTAGATTCCGTCGTTGTTGTTACCTGATTTTACTTCATTTAAGAAGTCCATTTTGCTGTCTAAACCTCCATTAAATAGGTCATCCATTTCATTTGCCATAATATTGCTTTTTATTTGTTTTTAATACTAAACTCTCTGTTTAGTTATTATTTATATTAAAAATGTGATTAAAAGTTTAGGTTATTTCGATTTTTTTTCATATATTTTCGGCCAAAAATAACACGATACAAAATACTTTCAATCATTTTTTATTTTCTATAAATATTTGATGTATAAGTTTATTAGATTTTGAAATATTCTTTGGAACCACCTGGTATTGAATAACATACTTCATTAACATTATCAACACTATGTCTGTATTCTAAGTCTTCGTATTTCTTACCACTTCCTTTTTTAACATAAGCTATAGTTATATGTGGTTCGTATTCTGGATACTCATTAGAGTTTGGAAATTCGGAAAGTTTGTCGTGTAGACTTTGTAAAGTACCGATTGGAACAACATTGAATTTTACTACATCAAAGTTTTCATTTTCAAATACTCCTATTCCTTCTATCTTTATATCTATACGCTCATTTAGTCCTTCAAATACAGATTTTATTTGATTCAAAGAAACTTCTTCGTGTAATCCATAAAGAATAGTAACATGAGGATTATCTTGAATACCTGGCTTTCCTTCATCTGTATAAAGATCTTCTTCTGTAATAGATGATGTTATTTCTTCCCAGTTTGATACCGGAACTTCTATCATAACACAACCAAGACTAAACCCACTTGATTCGTTTAAAAACTGTGTATATTTCTTTATTTTCATATTCTATATATTATAGTGACCACATTCAAAAAGATTCTTATCTTTGTAAGACAATCTAAAAACGAAAAGCTATGGAAAGATATTCAATGAGGGAAGTTTTAAAAAACAAATTTGGTGAGGCTGAAAAAAGTGTTAAAGGTGCAACTGCGTCTAAGCGTGCTACTAAAAAAGTCGAGAAAAAAGACACTGGTAAATATGTCGTTAAGATTGTTGATGGTGTAAAATATATGGTTTTAAAATAACAAAAGAGACTCAGTTGAGTCTCTTTTTTATTTAGTTTAAGCTGTATTCCATTCCTGGGTATCCTTCAAAAGGATCTCTGTCATATTCGTCTTCTGAATCATCATAGTCGAATTGGAATCCTAAATCAACAAGTTCTGAAATAACTTCGTCAGTCAATTTCATATCTCCTTTTCTTTCTTCCATGAAGTTGTCGAACATACTTACGGTAAAGATTCCTTTTTCGTCTCTAATCTTTTGTAGTTGTGGAAGTAAGTCTTCTGCAATCTCTCTTGCTAAACTCTTATCGTTGTAGCCTTCAAATGTTTTTAAATATTTCATAGTTTATATATTAATTTTTTATATCGATAAGTCATCTATTCCGATTGCTCTTCCTGTAGATTTGTCTCTTGTGTTTACAATAATTTCAGGTTTAACTCCTGGTTTTGTTGTTATATAAAATTCATTCTCTAACTCTCCTTTTACTCCTAATCTGATTAGTATTTCTTTTGGATTGTCATGACCTGCTTCTGTTAAAAGCTCAGTCAGTATTTCTGCGGTATACATCTTATTATCTAAGTCTGGTTTGTCTGTTGCCATAAACCAATCACAATATTGATATAAGGTAGTTCCTTCTTCGTTCACATTGATTTCCCTAGACTTGATGTTCTTCATCATCCAATCCAATGGAGTGAAAGCAAGAATGTCTTGCACTTTGAAATAGTTTTCTATTCCTGTTGATATGTCGTCGAATATAATGGTGGTTACTGATTCTGGTAACAGGTGTGCTGTCCAAGCCATTCCACAAATCCTACCATCCTTTCCGTAGTGTGGAAAGTTTTTACTTTCGTCTTGTGACTTCTCAAAAGGAAGCTTTCTTTTTAGTTCTTCGTATTTCTTCTTCTCTTCATCTGATGCAACTTCTTGCCATTTCTTGTAGTCATCTTTGTAAAGCTCTATAAGCCAATACCAGTCTCCTTTAAACTTAGCCAGTTCCGGACAACCAAATTCCTTCAACAACTTTGAGAACATTGGAAATGTCTTCTTCGATTCACCACCAAAGTTGTCGGTTCCAATCAAAGCTACAGAAGTATCTCCTTCGTACCAATTTTTTGCACCTAAAGTTTTTTCCGCCAGATATGACTTTCCGGAAGCACTAGGTCCTGATAGAAGAATCAACTTTCTATTGGATACCGCCTCTTTTATGATATTTAAAAAACTTTCGTATTTGCTTAGATATTTCATATTATTTATATATTTTTAATATTAAATGTATCACCTGACGATAAAACGCTAAACTCTAAATCATTTTTCAAATCATTGGAATCGAAAACGGTAACATTGCCAGATCCTATAACCCTAAATTTACCATTCTTTATTATGATTGCTGTATCTTCTGCCAAACCAACACCAATTCTATTTGGATAAATAGAAATTGCCTCAACTAGTCTACCGAGTCTATCTCTTTCGATAAAGTGACTATCAATTATAAATTCGGGTATTAAAGAAAGACCTATTCCACATTTAACATTTTTATCACCGCCAGTTATCATGTTTTCTGACATACACATTGCTCCTGCTGATGTACCCACCAAAACAAAGTGTTCTGAGTTAAATTTATTTTTTAAACATTCTAAAAATTTAGTACCTAAAAAACATTCACTTATTTTTGATTGATTACCACCTGAAAACATTAAAATATTTGAATTGTTTAATAGATCCAAATTATCAGCAGAATCTACTTCATCTTTTGATGATATGAATAATGTTTTTATATTTTTACATCCAAATCTTTCAAAAGTAGTTCTATATTCAGAATCTATTTCATTTTGATAAGATGATGCGGTTGGAATTATTATAATATTTGAATCCGTTCCAAATTTAGAAACTTTTATAACTTCTGATAGAATACTATTATCTATATCTACTTTAGATCCTTTACTTTCGGCCCCACCAATAGGTATTAATATTCCTTTACTCATAAAATCCAAATATTTTTCTAAATAAATCACTTTTAAATATTTATTTGTTTTGTTTATTGTCTTCTCCTTTGAATGGTCCTAACATACCTTTTAGGTTCCAAGAAGAAACGAATTTCTTGTTGTGTTCGTCATAGTCTTCTTTCGATTCAATGCCAGTCTCGATAGGATTTTGCATATAGTGTAGGTTTGCTCCCTGTTTGTTCATGTCCGAAATACGATTTCCAATATCTGTTTTAGCAGACTGCTTCATAACCTTTTTCAACTGATTTACCGTTTTCTTATTAGGTAGAGATTCGTTTATTTCAAACTCTTCAAATCTTAATATCTTCATACGTTATATATTATTTTATAAAAACAAAAAAACCTCGTCTTAAACGAGGTTTTTAAATATGTGTGCTATAACATCTACAGTCCAGCCGTTTCCAAGCATCGCATATCGATGTGTGTCTGAAACTCCTTTAGTGTATCCATCCGGAACAGTTTGAAGTCGCTCACATTCAATGGGCGTTAGCTTTCTGAACTTACCATCTTGTAAAAGTCTTAAAGAGTTATGACAAGGATGTGTTAAAGTAGGACTTTTTCTATCCTTCTTATATCGTTTGTTGTAAACATCTATACAACAGATATCGGGTGCACCAGTTATATCAACTTTCTTGCTCAGCAATCCAGCGTTCTTTTCAGGTAACCAATACTTTTTATCAAATCCACTTTCTAATATGTCTTCGATGTAAATCTCTTTATCATCAGGTAAAGTATTCATTGGAATATTAGTCCAATAAAGTCTCTGACGATTCTGAGCGGAAAAAAGATTACTATTGATAAGAATTGGTTCTACACCTAAGATATCAGTAATAACCGCCTGCCATTCTTTCTTCATCTTTACATTCTCAAGCATAAAGTATTTTGGTTGGCATTCTTTCAAAAGTCTTACCCATTCATAGAACAACCCACTCTTACCGTCAAAACCAGAGCCATTTCCAGCATTGGATAGTGATTGACAAGGACTTCCTCCAATCAACAAGTCGATTTTTGGAAGATCTTTTCCATTCACTTTAGTAACGTCTCCTATTTGAATAGTATTTGGATAGTTTGTCATAGTTACTTTAATAGAAGCTTCTTCTATCTCAGATGCAAAGTATTGATCAACTTCAATACCAAGCTTTTCTAAAGCAATGTGTCCACAAGACATACCATCAAATAAAGAAAGAACGTTCATCTTAGTATCTGTATTCGTCGTTTTTGTATGGTCCTTCTACTGCAACACCAATATAATCAGCCTGTTCTTTAGAAAGTTCATCTAATTCTACACCAATCTTCTCTAAGTGAAGTCTGGCTACTTTCTCATCTAAATGTTTAGGTAAAGTATAAACTTTATTCTCATATTTATCAGAGTTATTCCAAAGTTCTAACTGTGCAAGAACTTGGTTTGTGAAAGAGTTTGACATTACGAATGATGGATGTCCTGTAGCACAACCTAAGTTCACAAGTCTTCCTTCTGCCAATACGATAACGTCTTTTCCTTCTACATCATAGATATCAACTTGTGGTTTAACTTCAATCTTAGAATAGCTTTTATTTAACCAAGTCATATCAATCTCATTGTCAAAGTGTCCAATATTACAAACGATAGTCTTATCTTTCATCGCAAGAAAGTGTCTACCTTTAATAATGTCTTTGTTTCCTGTTGCAGTAACTACGATGTCTGCTAAATGGATTACATTGTCAAGTTTTTTTACTTCAAATCCATCCATTGCTGCTTGTAAAGCACAAATAGGATCAATCTCAGTAACAATAACTCTTGCACCTGCACCTTGTAAAGAAGCCGCCGAACCTTTTCCTACATCACCATATCCACATACAACAGAAACTTTACCTGCCATCATAACGTCAGTTGCTCTACGAATAGAGTCTACTAAAGATTCTTTACATCCGTATTTGTTGTCAAACTTAGATTTAGTAACAGAATCGTTTACATTGATTGCTGGTAATAAAAGAGTTCCGTTTTTCATTCTTTCATAAAGTCTGTGAACTCCTGTTGTAGTTTCTTCAGATAAACCTTTAATATCTTCTGCTAAATGTGGATATTTGTCAAAAACTAAGTTTGTTAAATCACCACCGTCATCTAAAATCATATTAAGGTATTTACCACCTTCGAATGCGTTGATTGTTTGTTCGATACACCAATCAAACTCTTCTTCATTCATTCCTTTCCAAGCATATACTGGAACTCCAGCTTCTGCGATTGCTGCCGCAGCGTGATCTTGTGTAGAGAAAATATTACAAGAACTCCAAGATACTTCTGCACCTAATTCTACAAGAGTTTCAATCAGAACTGCAGTTTGGATAGTCATATGTAGACATCCTGCGATTCTAGCTCCTTTTAAAGGAAGTTTTTCTTCGTATTCTTTACGTATTGCCATCAATCCTGGCATCTCCGCCTCTGCAAGTCTAATCTCTTTTCTTCCAAATTCTGCAAGAGAGATGTCTTTAACTTTGTAGCTCACACGTTCGTTTACTTTTTCTGTCATTTACATTTATTATTTTTTATATTATATTAAAAACAACATAATATGTTTAAACAAAAATACCTGCTCTTTATATAAGCAGGCATTTTATATTTTCTTTATATTTAGAAGTCATCGTCCATGTTATCGAAGTCGATATTCTTGTCAGATGCTTTTTGATATTCAGACACTCTTTTCTCAAAGAAGTTTGATTTGTTTTGTAAAGAAAGCATATCCATAAAGTCGAAAGGATTTTCAGCGTTATAGAATTTTTTACAACCAAGTTCACTTAACCAATAGTCAGCAACGAACTCAATATATTGTTGCATCAACTTTGCATTCATTCCAATAAGAGATACAGGTAAAGAATCTGTTACAAACTCTTTTTCAATCTCAACAGCTTCAGTAATAATCTCTGTGATTCTTTCTTGACTTACTTTGTTTGTGATGTGTTTGTTGTGTAACAAACAAGCAAACTCGCAATGCAAACCTTCATCTCTTGAAATCAACTCATTAGAGAAAGCTAAACCAGGCATTAAACCTCTTTTCTTTAACCAGAAGATAGAACAGAATGATCCTGAGAAGAAGATACCTTCTACTGCAGCAAAAGCTACTAAACGTTCTGCAAATGATTCTGAATCGATCCATTTTAAAGCCCAATCAGCTTTCTTCTTTACAGAAGGAACCGTATCGATTGCGTTAAACAAATGATCCTTTTCTTTTTCGTCTTTGATATAAGTATCAATCAAAAGAGAGTAAGTCTCAGAGTGTACGTTCTCCATTGCGATTTGAAAACCATAAAAGCTTTTCGCTTCTGGATATTGAACTTCTTTCACAAAGTTCTCTGCTAAGTTTTCGTTTACGATACCATCAGATGCTGCGAAGAAAGCAAGGACATTTTTGATGTAGTGTCTTTCATCGTCATTCAACTTTTCATCCCAGTCAGTTAAGTCTTGTGCTAGGTCAATCTCTTCGGCCGTCCAAAATGAATGCTCAGCAGTCTTATACATCTCCCAGATATCGTGGTACTTAAGCGGGAAAAGTACAAATCTTCCCGGGTTTTCTTTTAAAATATGTTCTGTATTTTCCATAATTGTTTTTTATTATTTGTTTTATATATTATTTTTATTAAAGTTTAAATAAAAAAAGTTTATTAAAAAACGAAACCACTGAGGAGCGAATTCAGTGGTTTCAATAGTTTACCCGTTGGGGCTTCTAACTATTCCGGTCCTAAGTCGGATCATAATATATATATTAAAATTTATCCTTATGTTTGCACTATGAAACGATTATTTTTAGACGATTGGCGTATTCCCAGAGATTGTGCTACTTATATGTATCATAGGGCAGATTGTCGTATATTCCATGAAGAATGGGAAATAGTTCGTTCATATGGTCAATTCATAAAATGGATAGAAGATAATGGTGTTCCAGATTTGGTAACATTTGATTATGACTTAGCAGATGTTGTAGAACTTAAAGAAAGTCTACCATTTGAAGAATGGTTTAATCTTGACGAGAATCGTGTTTATACTGGATTAGACTGTGCTAAGTTTTTGCTAAGTTATTGTAATGAAAGAAAAATTAAATTCCCAGAATACGTAATACATTCAGCGAATCCTGATGGTTCTGAAGAAATAAAAAATCTATTGGTGTAAGAAAAAACTTATATATAAGTAAAAATAAGAACTTATATGAGAGGTTTTTTAGTAATAGACACAGAAGAGAGTCGTGAAAAGATTGAGGTGACACACACGCAGATAAATTCTCTTATCCCAATCATCAAAAAGATAAACAAAGGATTTGACAACTATTCTTTACACGAAGGATATGAGCTCTTCAAAGAAATCTATCCAAGTGATGATACTGAGATAACATCGATAAACATCATTTATCACGGGTAAACTTTTCCTATTTTACCAATACAAAGACTATAAACAAAAAGATTTGAAATGGTAAAGCATGAAATTAAAGTAGAGTGTTCTGCAACAGATGCACTCAGAGGAATAATCGAGAAGTCTTACTTCATCGAAGGATTGGCTGGAAAGATCCAGGGAAAAGAAAACTATATGGTTCTTACTGAAGAAATGGATGAAGTTTCTTATACCGTTCTTAAAGGACTACACAACGCAACGGTTAAGATAATCAACCCTGAGATTATAGATGGTACTATGAGATTTATGATTGACGAAAGCAACGACGATTTGAGAATCTATCCTATCTCAATCTATTGTATCAAAGAGGATGAAAAATACATCTTCTACTAAACTCTTAAAAAGAGACGACATCATTGTCTGTATCACAAAGAATTGGGAAACATTTACTTACGGAAAGCAGTATACGGTTCTTATGGATCAGTTTGGTCCTGATAGAATGAGTATAGTCGATGTGATGAACGATCAAGGACAAAGATACATGCCTGCTTCGAACTACTTCGTTACATTAGACGAATGGAGAGAAATGAGAATAGATGAAATAATAAAACCAGTCAATTGACTGGTTTTATTAATTTAAATTTGGTTTAAAATATCTATATATGATTCATGAATTAGTAAACAATTACTGGATGTAAAAAACTCATAACCCGAATGAGATGATTTATGACCGGGTAGTTTACTTAACTCTTCCTCAGGAATTTTAAAGTCTTTTGTATATTCAACCATCACAAAGTTTTTATCACTAACTGGCTCACCACTCACATATTCTTCTTTTGTTCTATCGTCTAAAAATAATAAATCCGGAACTGGACAAAAAACAATCTTAGAATTATCAAATGGTATAACTATATAAACTGTAAAATCTGAATCGCTATTGATATTGCTTGCCATTTTATCCCGGAACAAATCCGATATGAATGATGGATTCGTACCACCTATCAAAGACAACTTTCTTTTAACGGGATAGTTTGAATCGTCTTCTATTCTATTAAAGAATTTTGGAAAAGTTACTGGGTTTGCTCTTCTTTTATATGGTTTAAATAATTGAAAATCACCAGAATATTCTTTATTTCTATATAAAAGGTCATTACTAAGTGAAAAGTTTTTACAATTTTCTCTTAATATTTTTAATAATTCGTCCTCTGATAAGTTTTGACATCTATTGAAAGCTTCTTGACTAGTATCAACATTAGCAAAACCTTTAAAATTTTCGTTATATCTCTTTAAGTATTTCATGATATTAAGTTTTTTATTTCTTCTCTACTTAGTCTGGACCTCTTGTCTATTCCAAGCACGACGTACTAACTTATTGATTATTAATAGGTTAAGTCATTTCTTCACCATAAAGAACCATGCTGAGTTTGATTGTCCTTTTACTTCTTCTTCAACTTCTTTTACTTCTTCTTTTCCTTGTGAGATTAAGTCTGCTGATGCTATCTTCACACCACCGGGCAAAGTAAAATCATATCTTCCAACCATATTTCCTAATGCAGTTTTTGCATACCCAACACAATATTTGAAGAACAAATCGTCATTGAAAAGATTTTCCTGTGGTATATTAGCATAAGCTTCCATAATCACATCATATTTAACATTTGTTAAAATGTGAAGTCTATGGTTCAACTGGTTGAACTGATACTTCAAAGTATATTTGTTCAATTGGTTCAATAAGTCAGACATATTGTCTAATAAAGTTTTGTACATACCTAACTCCCCGATTGTTGTAACATAAGAAGACAAGTATGGTTGGTTAGTAACCCCTAAGTTCACAGAAAGGTTAGGAGTATTTATACCTAACTGAAAAAGACTATCACCTCTTACTTCGTATAAGTAGATTACAGATTGAATCTCACATGGAACCTGTACGTAGTTGTATTTTGTAAACTCTTCAGAGAAGAAAGCTTCTTTTTTAACAAGAAAGTACATCTTCTGAACGGCGTATTGGTAGGATCTATAGAACCAAGGTAAAGCTCTTTTCTCTACTATCTGTCTGATCATAGCATCTGGTAATGTTCTTGGAAGTGAACATCCTATTGTAAGCTCAGTGTTTATACTATCGATAAACTCGTCTATCGTAAGTCCTCCTTGGTATGGTACGTATTCATCTGCCATATTGAAATATTAGTTTCTTTTATATATTAAAAAACCAATTCGGGATTTAGTTTTTGAATATATAGACTATGGGACATTCACTTAATAGAACCAGTTTTAGGATAAATCAAAACTTGGTTATAGACGACAAGACTTTCAATCCTGGACACATACTCGTTTCTGACATCTATGGTAATACCAGTTGGCAGAATCCTAATCAGTATAGTAGTAACGAAGAACCATTGGATCATTTCATCGGAGAGTTGTATGGTGGTGGGATAGTAGTCGCGGTTTGGAGAGAGCAGAGAGAGACACTTTACGAAATATGTCTAATCGCTTCTGTAAAGAACTATAGTGAACCTTATAGTGAAGGTGAGTATTTTTATTTTCAATGGTCTAACATAGCAAATCTGGCGATTGGAGCTACTGCAAGATCAAATACTTTTGGTGCCAGCAATAGTGTAGCTATAATAAATCAAGGTTTACCTCTTGGTACAACTAATCCTGCAGACAAGGCTGCTTCAAAGTGTGCAAACTATATCAATGCGGATCTTTATGGTCTGGGTGTTTATGGTGATTGGTATTTACCTTCAACCTTTGAGCTCAACTGTTTGGCAAACAATGCGGCCATAGTCGATAGGGTTATTTCTCAATATGCGACTGATAAAGGACTATCGCTTATTGAAAATATTTCAACTGGAGCATTTTCGAATATGGACCTATTCGTAAATGCAAATGAATCTGCCGGAATTTTAACAACAGGCTATTGGACTTCGACGGAATATAATGCAGGAAGTGCACACTTTCTAAATATGGGTGTTGTTGGTGGAGTTAGGTTCGCCACAGCTTCTAAAAACTCCTATAAGTTTACAAGACCATTTCGACAAGATGTTAAGAGATGGAACGGAATAACTTGGGTTCAGGATAGAAACAAAACCGGCAAGGTATTGATAGTTTATGATCAACCAGCGCCATATTTTGCCACTTCAATGGTTGCTAATATAACCGCAACAGAGGTTTCGCTTGGTAACACAGTTACGGTTATAACTAGTTATTCTAGTATTCCTGCAAATCTTTCACAATACGACCATATATGGGATATAAACGTCCAAGAGGGTGGTGCCGCTGTGCAAACATTACTGGTTCCTACTGGGGCTGCCACAAAATACACAACATATCTTCAACAGGGTGGTGGTCTTTTCATATTAGGTGAGAATGCACAAAACTATACACCACGAAATAATGATTTGGCAAGTTTCATAACAAATCTCGGTGGTGGAAACATACAGTCCTCCAATCAAAGTATTAACAATTCATTGAATATAGAAAGTGAATTTCTTATCGCAAACAACAGAAATACCGTTACTTTTGCAGCCATCGGTAGATTTTCTTCGATAGGAACAGGAACTCCTATTACAAAAAATCCAATAGATTCATTAACAGGGCACGCAGTCGTTTGGAAAACCGGATCTTTGTCTTTGGCACCAAAAGGTGCAATCGTTGTTGTTCTTGATTTCAACTTTCTTTCGAGCAATTATGGATCAGGAGCACCGTTTTATTCACAGGAATTTGTGGCAAACGTAAGTCAAATACTAAATAAATCTTAAATAAATTATGGCAACATCAGCACAATTAGGTTCAGTAACTATAGAATTAACCAATAGATTAGATAGCTCGATAATCGCAAAAGGAACAGGATTTTTTATTCCGAGTTCTTTTGGACCAGGAATTACTAATATAAGATTAGGTTTTATTTATAGTACACAACCAATATCAATAACAACTGCACAATCCATTTCAAATACAACCACTACTGATACTTTAGTACCAATATCCGGACAGGTTATTGATTCTTTGATGAAACCCGAAATTTATAGCGCCGCTGCTTCTTCAATAAATTGGGACTATAGTGTGAAGATAGATACTCTGTTACCAAACACTACTTACTATGTTAGGGCATATTGTTCTGGATACTACGACATATTTGCCGCTAATGTAAATAAGTATGGTGCACAATTTTCTATATCTACATACGGTGCATCCGATGCACATGGATACTATATATCAGATACTACGGTAGGATTCTACGATCCTTTACAAATAAGAGATGCAAGTGAGGGTGTTGAAAGAGTATTGACATCCGATTCTTCAGGGTTGGCTACTTGGAAACCAGTAAAGTCTCTTTTCTCATTTGGTCACTACATAGGAGAGAAATATGGAGGAGGAATAGTCGCGGCAGTTTGGAAAGAAGCAGAAGATGAAAAAGTTCTTATCGTATCGAACGAGGACATCACTACAGAAGATGGTGCGGGCTCGATTGGAACTATCACAACCATTCCATACAAAATGGGTACTAATGCTACTTTAGATAATCCTGGAACATCCACCTCAACGAATAAATTCTTAACCTATCACGATTTAAATGGATCTGGTCCATATGGTGGTGGAAATCTTCAAAATGTTGCTATTATATGTATACACAACTTAGATATAAATCTGGTAGATCAGGCTGGCTTTTTCCTATCTTTAAACGGAACTGGTGGTGGATCTGGATTAGTTCCAAATGAAGCGGCAGGTGCTGGTTCATTTACTACCATTCCTGGTGGGTATACCTATTCAAATGTTGTACAAAAAGGATTGCTTAGAATAAAGTCTACTACGACTTCTGTCGTCAATGTCTTTCGTGTGGTTGCTGTAGATTTTTATTATCCTGCGATGTCTTCCAATGCTCAATACCTTGCAGCAAACTACCGAATACTATACAATCAGGGACAAGGAACGATGGGTGTATTCAGAATATATGTAGACTATGTCGGTTCTGAAACGACTCCAATAACATCAGGTGTTGGTCAGAACGTACCTGCTGCACAAGAGGTGGTAAATATTTCGTTCGACTCTACAGGAACAGGATTGAACTATGAACCTCTGACCTATATACAAGATATCAGATGGGCTGCAGGTGCAGCACAGGGTACAACCGTAGGTGCTTTGGCACAAAGTCTTTATAACGGAGATTTGAATAGTGATGTGATAATCGCACAATCTAACTCGTTAAATACAATCTATAGTGCTGCAAAAGTTTGTGCTGATTATAGAGGTTCTGGTTATGATGACTGGTATCTACCATCATACTACGAACTAAACCAAGTCTTCAATAATGCAGCTATAATAAATAAAGTTTTAAAGGATGATAGTCTTAATTTCCTAATCAAAGATTATTGGACATCAACGGAATATTTTCGACCACCAGGATCTGGAGGAGCAAATTCCACAAATGCTGCAATGTCTTTTAATTCTTTTGCCGGTACTCCTAATGGTGCTGATTACTATTTTAAAAACAAATCAAGCTTTGGAAGAGTAAGAGCAGTAAGAAAAGAGTCTGTCTATACAGGTGACGGATTGATAATGAATCTAGATTCTACAATCAAAAAGTCTTTCTCTGATGTAGACTATCTAAACCTAGGAGTATATACCAAATGGAAAGATTTGGTTAATGGTGGATTGAATTCATCATATTTGTTCAATCTATCCGCTTTCCCTAATTCGGTATCAGGAGGAACTATTACAAATATACTTGCAGATCTAAACACTGGAGGTAACTTAGATAGCTTGGCTTATAGGTTAGTCGGTGCTTGGGGTTTTACAAAAATAACCGGAACGACTACTCCAACTTTATACAACAATACCGGAGAATCATCTTTGGTTTCAAACTATTTCGCAGTAGGGTCATCATATGCTTACCTACAATTCGATACTCTCGACCAAAGTACCGTCAAAAGCACTGTAAGTGCTACTGTAAACGTATATGTCTCTATCAATTCGGGAGGAACACCTGGAGCATACTTTCTACTAACCCAAATAACAAATACCGTTGGAAACAACAATAGTGGTACTGGTGCATCAGTGCACATACAATTGAGTCAATTCAGTGGAAAGAACATATCCATAAAGATAACAGCACCAAATGCAAGTTATGTCGATTCGGTAACCAAATCCGGACCTAGCGTAGATAACATCTATGTAAGAACAAATGTTGGTGGAACTCCACCTACAGGGCCGGTATACTTACCAAGTGAGAGCGGATTCATTAGATTTAATGGGAATTCCTATGTAGATTTTCAGACAACCGTTGGAAACACGACTACCGTAACTGTAGAAGCTTGGGTAAGACTAAAACCTGCATATAGTGGAAAAATGATATTTGGTTGGGATCAATATGATGTATATTGCGCGAGCGGACATTTAGGATTCAATACAAATAGTTCAGATTTATATGGAATATCGACTACTCAAGTAGCTAAACTTAATCTGGTTGATAACTGGAATCATTATGTTTTTGAGATGAAGACAGGGGCAGCCCTTGGAACTGCTCCAAATATTTTATCAAACAATAAGATTTATATAAATGGAAACGAGCAGATACTTTCTCAACAGTTTCCTACATCAACACCAAGTGCCACCACTGCAAACTTCAATTCTGGTCAAGGAAGAATTGGTGGTTTCAGAGCAGCCCTTAATTATATAATGCCAATGGATATGTCTGTGTTTAGAATTTATAATAGAGCACTTACAAAAGACGAAATAATGAAGAACTACAGCGTAGAGAAGAAAAGATATGAGATTCTACCTAAGTTATTAGACAACAATATCTTTACAAGTATAGACTTCGACAATACGAACTCTTATTCTGGTGATGGAACAATAAGTGGAACGGTTACCGACCTAAGTGGTAATGTGAGAAGCGCAACTCTTACTATCTCAGGTACTACAACAATACCTGCAGTTCAAAGAACAAACACTTTATACAATGGAAAAGAACTAATCTTTCCAGGAACTATTGCTACAAATCCATATTTAGCATGGGCAAACTCTGTCGACTTTCAAGCTATTCAGAACCTTTCGGTTTCTTTTTGGGTAAAATTAACAGAAAGAAGAAATTCCACGATAATAGTAAGATGGAATACAACCGGTGCAACCAGTGGTCCATGGGAAGTTTATCAAGTTTTAGGAACTACTTTGAGTACAATAGGAGTAAGACTAAAAAACTTAACTGTTATTGTTGATAAGGTTGGTACAAAAGGTATAGATTTGAACAAATGGACTCATGTCTGTGCTACTTTTGACAATACAACTAAAAATCTAAAGACATATATAGATTCCGTACTTGATATAAACTCTTCTGCTCCATCCACATTCACAATGGCAACAGGTATTGCCGGTGATGTTATTGTCGGTAGATATTCAACTGCAGTAAATCCTCTAAAAGGATCATTGGCAAGTATTCAGATATATAACAAATCTATTAGTTATGGTGAAGTAAGAAATAATTACGATACTGATAAATTCAGATTTGACAACTTTAATGATGCAAACAAATTCTTCTCTCATGAGATAAATGGAAATCCCACATTCTCAATATCACAAAACTTATCACTTGAAATAGGTGAGATTAGTAACGAAAAGATATTAAAACTAAACTCCGTTGGATATTCAAAATGGGTAGACAAAAACTCAATTTTTTCAAGACCTAACAACTATAGATATATCGGGGAGCTATATGGTGGTGGAATAATAGTCGCAATGTGGTATTATCCTAAAACTATATTCAACTATCTTATAATGTCTTTAGAAGATGTAAGTGCAAATTCTCAATGGTCAAACATAACGTCAGTGGTTTCTAATGCAACTTCGGACTTCAAAGGAGAAAATAATCAGACAAGTATAATCGGACAAAGTGGACACACAACTTCTGCAGCTAAGTTATGTGACAACTATACTGGTGGTGGATTCACAGATTGGTATTTACCATCTGTATTTGAAATGAATCAAGCATTCAACGCTGGGAGTATAGTAAATACTGTACTCGGATCTGATTCATTGGCAGGTTCATATTGGACATCAACAGAAATAAACGCAGCCACTGCATACTATTACTCGTGCTCAGAGGCATCAGTTCCATCTGTAGGATATCAAAAGTCGGATGGTAAGTCAGGCATCAAAAAAGTAAGGGCCTTCAGGTTGGCAACTAACGCAGTAGATGTAGGGGTCTGGGATACGACATGGGATGAAGAATATACTCCTTGGTGGAGACGTGGTTGGTGGGAACGAGAATGGGAGCCGGCAACATATAGTCCGTGGGACTTCGATTATAATAGAGACTGGAGACGTACTTCGATATCTATTGACGCTTTACCGTTGGTATATCAAATGGCAGAACAGGCAGTAAATTCTGCTTATGTTGCACCACAGGGATATGTTTCTATGACGTTTTCTAATTCGATATATGGTGGAGAAACCGTATTGAGCTCTGGAGTTTGTTGGTCGACTACATCGACTACACCTACCTTATCCGATTCGGTTGCATATGCCATCTCAGGTAAGACGACAACGCCAAATATTATGGGTATTTTACCAGGAACTCCTTGGGATGGTGTTGTCGGTGCACCATACCCAATTCACTTTGTTTATCTAAGGGCATTCTTGACTACAGCAACCGGAACATACTACAGCTCAAATAGTGGTGCTATTCGTTGTTCAAATTTCATCAACGGTTTTAATAATACTCTCTATAGTACAACTCTACTAACTGTAGGAACTACATACTCGACGAGCCCGACAACATATGCGACGTATCCAACAGGATGTCTTGTCTTTCATCGAAATATTTATCGTACAAGTAGCTTGTATGAATAGAAAATGTATAAAATATTTTTGGATATTAGAATATTGTCCGTATCTTTGTAAGACAAACAACAAACAACAGAGAAACTATGAAAGGAGTAATCAAAATCGGAAAAATCACACAAGATCAAATCTTAACTGTGTACAAGAAAGCATCTAGAGAGATGGAACTTGAAAACTCTACTGGTTGGGTTGCCAAACATAAAGTGCATAAATCTGCAAAGGATTATAACAGAAATCCTAAACATAAAGCATTAGCTTACTAAAAAAGAAAGCCACTCAAATGAGTGGCTTTTCTTATACTTGAAAGTTTTTGGAATCTTTTAGTTTTTCGAGTATGTGTTGCTCGTCCATATCTATGTTTCTAGGAATCTTTATTGATATTTTTATAAACAAATCTCCCAATCCATAATGTATATCTGGAATACCTTTACCACCTATTCTAGCAGTTCTACCATGTTCAGTTCCTGGTTCGATATACAGAGATTGCTCTCCGTGCGGAGTAGATACTTTGACGTGTGCACCACAGATTGCATCTATAACAGATATAGTCTTTTCTACTATCAAATTGTTTCCTTCTCTCTTATATGAAAAGTCTTGTGCTTCTTCCACTAATATATGTAGGTCGCCAGCAACACCATCTCTTACATCATTACCATACCCTTGCATATTAAGTTGCATTCCGTTTGATACTCCTACAGGTACTTCAACATCAATAACCTGTTCTTTAAGTTGAGTTCCTTCTCCATGACAATGATTACATTGATTTCTTATTATACTTCCTGTACCTCTACAATCAGGACAAGTTGTTTCTGTTCTCATTTGTCCAAATGGTGTATTCTGAACAACCGTTCTATGTCCACTTCCTTTACAAGCCAAACATTCTCTTACGTCAGTACCACCTTTTCCAGCACAAGGATCACATTTAGTATGTCTTTTATACCTAAGTTTCTTAGTACATCCTTTCAATATCTCATCAATATTCAAAACAACTTTGATTCTTAAATCAGAACCTCTTGCTTTTCTTCTTTGTTGTTTTCCACCACCTCTGTTTCCAAATATGTCACCAAATTGTGAAAAGATGTCATCCATATTGAATCCATGACCTCCACCACCGAATGGGTTTCCACCACCTCCACCAAAAGGATTTCCTGTTGCAGAACCAAAGTTGTCGTAGTTAGACTTTTTACCAGCATCTGAAAGTACATCATAAGCTTCTGCAGCTTCTTTGAATTTTGTTTCAGCCGCTGGGTTTCCTGGATTTTTATCAGGATGGAACTCCATCGCTTTCTTTCGATAAGCTTTTTTGATCTGTTCTTCTGTTGCGTTTCTATCTACTCCTAAAACGCTGTAGTAGTCTTTGCTCATATATTGTATTGTTTTTTTATCTGTTAGGGAACCAATAATCTTTTTTAAAATCTAATGGTATTGGTTCAATATTATATATTCTGTGTATAGAGTTCTTTCTCTCAAAAGATTTGAAATTGATATTTTCGGAATAGATTGAAACTAAATCTTTCAAGATTTCTTCAGCAGAATCTCCATTCTTTCTCCAGATTTGCCACCATTTCTTTTTAGATGGTTTCATTTTACCAACATCTATAGTATAAGTTCTACTAATCATCTCTTTACTCTTAGTTTTTCATAGGCCGCCGGATCTACCACTATATTGTTGTAGGTTCCTGGTTCTCTATCATCATCCAGATACTCGTGAGCAAGCTGGTTGACCGCTATGTTGTCTGTATCTATGTCAGAGTAGTGAATGTGTTCAAATGCTTCCATAAGTTCATTACGGTCTTCCTCTGTGGGTACCACGATAACGTATTTGGTCCATTTGACCGTAGTCATCTCTTCTTTCGTAAGATAAAGAGCTTCTTTATCCTTTTTGAAGTCATCATATTTTTTCATCATTCTTAAATAAGTTGTTTAGTTGTATCTCTCTTCTTATCGACTTCTTAGGGTCGACAAAGATGATATCAGTTTCTTTGTTGTATTCTAACCATATTTCTATTTCCTTTGATTGTGGAGAATAGTTATAGTCCTTATTTGTACGAAGTCTCATAACTGGTAGTTCGTCGAATATCTCTTTGTAAAGTTCTTCTATCTTGTCGATGTCATATTCTTCAATATCTGAGATTCTACCTATAAAGTATTCCATAAATGGTTCGACAGTCTCTTCTACTTTCTTCAAATATTGTTGACTCTTAAACCCTTTACATTTTATATACCAACTTACCATTTCTTCAAAGTTTTACTTATTCTTAAATCCCTTATTTCCATTTGTATATCGTCTCTATTACGAGTTGACTCTAAGATTCCTGCAATATAGTTATCGACGATTAGAACCAAAGTTTCTGCGGTTCTATCTAACTTATCAAATTCTATCAAAGAAGTTTTGACCTTAGGCATTATTTCAATCAAATAATCAACAAAGTCATCAATATCGAAAAGAAGCTGGAACAATTCCAGCTTCTTGTCTTTAAGTATTTTTGGAGGATCAACGAACACCTTTCCCCAGACTCTCCTGATTGCAGGAAATACTAAATCAAGTGTATCGTCATCTTCAGGGTAGAAAGAGCCTGAGAAGTCATCAGTTTCAAAAAGGTGTAGCTTATTATCGATTACATAGTCTACTATATCTCTGAAATCAGAAGTAAGTCTTATTCCTTGACAAAGCGTGTCGACAAGCATGCTTCTGAAGTCGGGATCCTTCTTCAGATCAAGTATGCTTTTCCTATCCTGACTTCTTGGAACCATTTACTTTCCTAATACGATTTTAGGGAATCTGAAAGGTTTTTCGTTTAAAGTATAACCTTTACTAACAACATCGACAATCTTATTCTCACCAATCTCTAAAACAGAGATTACTTCGTGAAGATCTTCGTCATAAGTTTCAGTTTGTATTGGTTCAATACCATGAGTCTTCAAAAAGTTCTGAACTTTTGACGATATAAGCATAACACCATCTCTCGCAGAATCATCTTTGATGTTTTTGATTGCAAGTTCGATATCGTTGTCCATATCCAAGATAGAAGTAATCATAGAAACTTTGGTATTGTTTTTCAACTCTTCTTTCTCTTTATGAACTCTTCTTTTGTAGTTTTCAAAGTCTGCATAAAGAAGAAGATATTTATTCTTTTCTTCTTTCAACTGTTCTTCTAAAACAGAAACGTGTGCTCTTGGATTGTCTTCTAATACAAACTCAACAGCATTCTCACCAGTTAAATCAAGTCCAATAGTATTACTATCTATTTTCATCTCTTTGGTATTTAGTTCTTGTACTTTATCCTTTTTCATTTCTTAATAATTGAATTTTAATAATTTTCTTACGTTGTTTGAGTTGTAAAACTCATAAGTAACGTTTTTATCTACGATTTTATGAACTTCTAACTTTTCGACGTCCTTTTTAATCTTCTCTACATACTCTACTAAGTCTATCAATCCATTTCTGTATCCTGTGCTCGGCTCCCAATAGTCTGGAAACTTATCTACAAACTTGTCTAATGCAGCATCTAAAGCTTTCTTTCTTACCAATAGAAGTTCCTTTTCTTTTAAAGATTTGTTAGTAAGTAGTTCCATTACGTATCCGTTGAACTTGTGTATAAGGTTGTCTGTTTCGATTACTTTTAAAAGTCCGATAACTAACGCGTCCTTTTCAGAAACCTCAACTTCAACGTTTTCCTTCAGAATCTTTTCTGCTTCTTTGTCAGACCCACCCAATATGTAGTAAACATAATGGTCCCATAAGCATCTTTTAATAATATCCTCTGGATGTATTTTTATTATCATAAATAAATCTATTTTTTCTTCTTATATAGGTTTGATTGTACAAAGTTTATTCATACTTTTGTGGAAAATACTATAACATGACTATAGAAGAAAAAATTGAGATGAATAAGCTCATAAGAAAGTATGAAGGAAACAATAGTTTCGTGCTTTCTTTACAAAAGACTTTGAAAACAAGCAAGTATCTTACAAAAGAAGAACATAATGGTAGAGTCGTAAAAGTTCTTTCTGATAAGCAATATGAGGCGGCTAAGTCTTCAATAGAATAAAACCTTTTTGGATTTTATCATATAATGACTATGAAAACATTGAATTATACAGAAGATAGAAAGCATTTGGGCACGGTACATACACCGAGTTCTATAGAAGAGTATTACCATGTTCGAAGAAAATATGAGAACAAAACCACTTTTAGATTTGTTGTTGTAAACAACACAAAAACAGGTGTTAAGGAATACGAAATAACAGAAAAACAGATACCTAAAGACATCAATATATTATGATTTCACAAAGGGTAACAAACACTAATCTGTTCCGACAAAAAGAACAGCTTGGAATCTCCTACGTCTGGGAGACCAAAGAACATGTTGTTTTCGAGAAGTGTGAGAGCGACGACATACTGAACGACTATTTTCTGATAGAGAACTTCTCTACTGGAACTATAGAAATCACAGATGCTGATGGAAACCAATTCGATAAAACTGATCGAATGATAAATCTATTCCTATTAAATATATGAAGACAGGATTCACTTGCTCTTGCTTTGATTTATTCCATGCAGGACACATAATGATGCTTAAAGAAGCAAAGTCAAAATGCGATTATCTTATAGTAGGACTTCAAACAGACCCAACTATTGACAGACCCGAAAAAAATAAACCAATACAAAGTGTTGTCGAAAGATTTATACAATTGGATTCGTGTAAGTATGTAGATGAAGTGGTTGTTTATGCAACAGAAAAAGATTTATTGGATATTTTATACACTTATCCTATAAATATAAGAGTTGTTGGTGATGAATATAAAGACAAAGATTTTACTGGTAAGAATTTAGAACATATCGAAATGTACTATAACACCAGAAGACATTCATTCTCTACAACAGAACTTAGAAAAAGAGTTATCGATAGATACGAAAAAGAAAAGAAGTCCTAAGCAATCTTATTGAATATTAGTTTACAACTTAGATTATGTGCTAATTTTCTTATGAACTCTTCATTCGCCTTAGTCTTATGTAATAACTTTGGTTTCTTTACAACTTCAAAAGAAGAATCTTCATTCATATAGATTAAACCAGCATACTCAGGAACTTCATCGACAGATATCAAATCCTTTGGTGTAACGAAGCTAAAGTAGTTAGGAAGAAGATATGTCAACTGTCCTTTTATAGTTCGTGTGTACTTTTCGTTTATTATATGTGTGTGTTTTTCTTTAATGAAATCCTTTTTGAAATCTGCTCTACTGGTTTTAATCTCATATTCATATATGTAGTCAGACTTTGATATAGATATTACATCACACTCTTGAAGACCCATTCCTGTGAATCTTGTAGTGATTGGTGAATGTGATTTCTCATATAGATACATACACATAGCAGACTCGATGTTTTTTGACTTAGAGTTATCTCTTTTTATTTTGTTTACTGATGATTTTCTACTCATATTGTATATATCGAAATTATCCGTATCTTTGTGTATTAAAAATATATAGAAAATGAAAAGATACTTATTATCATACGACGAAGCGGTTGCACTTACTTTAGGTGTAGATGCTCCATTCTACGAATCAAAATTCGTGGTTGAAGGATATAATGTATCTATCTTCAACTACCGTTTAGCAATGTACTCTGACTTCATAGACAACTCTGCATTCGAAATGAGAGGCTTGACTTTTGTCTTCAACGAAGATGGTTCTTTGTTCAACAGATATTTATTACTACACAAATTCTTTAACTTAAACCAAGTTCCAGAGTCTCAATACTCTTTGGTTGCTGATTTAGGTATAAGATCTATCTACAACAAAGAAGATGGTTCTGTTGCGTCCTTTATAAGATTACCAAACGGATCTGTGTTGGGTAAATCTAAAATGTCTTTTGAATCTGACCAAGCAGCCGGTATGAACAGATTGTATAAATCAAACGCAGATTTGAAAAGATTTGTAGACTGGTCTTTAGAAAAAGACTATGTGGCTGTATTCGAATATGTTGCACCAAACAACAGAATCGTTTTAAGATACTTAGACGAAGAATTGATATTATTGAGATTAAGAGATAACAAAACTGGAGAATACTTAGACTTGTCTAAATTCTCTAAAGAAATAGGTTCTTTGAAAGTGGCACCATCTGATGTTGCTTCATTAGACGAGCTTGTTGATTTGTCTCAATCAGTAGAGGACAAAGAAGGATGGATCATAGAATTCTCCAACGGACTTTTCATAAAAGTTAAGACTGCTTGGTATTGTGAAAGACATGGTTTATTGACTAACGACTTATACAGAGAACACGTATTGGTTAGATATGTCTTGGATGAAAAAATAGACGACGTTCTTGGTCAAGTACCAGAAGAAGAAGTTGAAGCACACGCTAGAATCGAAAAGATAATAGCTGTTGTAAAACACACTGTGTCTGAAAAAGTTAAAGATATAAACAACTCTTACGAATTGTTTTTAGAAGGTGGTGTAGGTAAAGACTGGACTGGAGATTTAAGATTACAACTAATGAGAAAGACTTTCGCTTTGAAATATAAGAAAGAAAGAAACTTTGGATATGTTATGTCTTTATCAAAAGGAAATGCTGATGTCTATGACTTAGCTAAAGACTGGGTTTCAGACCAAACAAGAAAGTTAAAAGTCGCCAGAGAATTCTTGAAAGAAAGAGATGCGTCTCTTTTCTTCATAGATGTTGCAGAAGACGAAAACGCAGATTAATATATAGTATATGACTAAGATCGAAAAGTATAAGTGCTCTCTTTGCGGAGAGTACCTTTACAAGACAGATGGTGGTGGACAAACGGTCACACTACAATGTTCTTCGGCGGAAGCAAGGTTTTGGGACTTCGATAGAGGTTCTGAAGCACAAAGAATCGGACACGAACACTTTCATAAGTCAACGGTGTCTGTATCAAAAAAAGAGTGGGAAGATGAAGTTAAGAAAGTTCAGTGTAATAAATCGTAAGCGAGGAAAAGTACGTATTAAAAGATTCACCGATGGTGAAACTGCTTGGACTCCTATATCAAATAAGAATAGTCCAGCACCTGGATATGATGTTAAAATAAAAAAAGTGTCAGAAATCTGACACTTTTTTTTATTCTTTTTTATCACTGGATGCGTATTTGACACCCATTATTGTTCCTATAATACTGAATGAGTTCGTAAGAAGTATTCCTATTATATTACTCCAGGTCGATCCAATAACTGCGGTATCCTTACCGGCGAAGAGTGCTATCATAAAAACTAATGTAGTTATTACACCAACTCCTAAGATAACCCAAAGTGCAACCTTTACAATAGTTCCAATCAACTCAAACTGAGTTCTTTTCTGCATAAGTTCTAAATCACCTTCTGCAAGATTCTTTGCGTTTATTGCTTCAATCTTAGACTTCTCTGCCTCTGTTCTTGCAACTTCAGCTTCTTCTCTAGCCGTTTCAGCTTCTTCTTTGGCAAGTTCTGCCTGTTCTTTAGCACTTATTGCTTCTTTTTTAGATTCTTCCGCCTCTTCAAGAGCTGCAACCAATTCTAAGTTTACTCTTTCTTTTTCAACCTCACCTTCTAAAAGCTCTTTGTTTTTATTTTGTATCTGTTTGGTTATATCAAGACGTTTTCTTCTATTCTCTTTGTCTTTCTCAATCGAATCCTTTACATAAGTATCAAATTCTAAATCACCATCAGAATCTATAACCTTTAGGATATTTCCTTCTAATGCAATCTTTTTGGATTTATATAGATCCAATAATGCCTCTTTCGTTGCTTTGTCAATTTTTATCATGACTTATTTATAAATCTTGAATGGGTTCGTTCTGTTTTTATATCCATCATAGTCTTTTCTGAACTCTTCAAGTCTTGGTTCGATATCGTCAGATTTGATTATCCAGAATTGAGCACCTGCTGAAATAGCTTTAGCTTGTTCTGTTGGTTCGTCAGAAGAAGATATAATTCCGATTACTACGTGATTACCATATTCAAAGTTTATCTTACGAATAAGTTCAATCCCATCGAAAGATGAACCAATAATGTTTAAGTCAACGAATACACACTCTGGTTTTTCATCGATTGGTCCTTCATTAAACCATTTTTTGAAAAGGCCTTCTGCTTCATCAGAACTATTTAGTCCTTGTAAAGAAAGGGTTATATCTAAAAGACTACAAGCGTCTTCGAATACTAAGTGGAATAAATCTTCGTCATCCACTAATAAAATTGAATCTATCATTTTTTCATATTTATTTTTAGTTGCGTTCCACCTTCAGGTAGTTTATCACATGTTATAGAGAACTTATGTTCTTCTAAAATTGCTACACATATATTTAAACCTAAACCGGTCCCGCTTTCTTTCTGTCCTTCTTTTCGTGTATAAGGTTCTGATAATGCTTTAAAATCTTCTTGAGTCATTCCTCTACCATTATCTTCTACGAAAAGAACATCTTCAACTCTGTATATCTTTACAACCTTACTTGAACTATCATTATACTTCAATCCGTTTCTGATAAGATTGTCGAGTGCCGTACAAAAAAGAGCTTCATTGACATTCTCTGTTCCAATATCCTCTATCACTACTTGGTTCTTATAAGCGGTTGCTGATAAGTAATCTTCTAAAATAGCTTTAAGATCACACTCTGCTTTATTTAAAACAACGTCTTTCTTAACAAGGTTTGTGAACTCATAAACACCTTTATAAACTTTTTGTGTATGTCTAAGACCTTCTTTAATCATTTTGATAGGTGCTTCTATCTTTAACTCTTTTATTTGGTCTTCTGTCAATCTACGTTCTAATGAGTTTAAACCTCTTGGCATATAAGTGTTTATTCCACTATGCATATCGTGTCTAAGTATCTTAGCTGAGTGTTCTAAATAAGTATTCTTTCTTTCAATCTCAATCTGTTGTTTTACAGAAAGTGTTATATCGTTTGCAATCTTCATTATTCGGTAAGGCTTTCCATCCGTTCCAATGATTGGATTGTAGGTTGCTTGAAGAAATACTATAGAACCATCTTTTTTGACTCTTCTTATTTCTCCCATAAAATATTCTCCATTTTTAAGTACTTGCCAAAAGTCTTTATACTCTTTACTGTCTTTGTACTCTTCTTCTAAGAATATTTTATGTTTTTTACCCTTTATATCATCGAAAGAATATCCAAGTGTATCTAAGAACTGATGATTTGCATATATTATGTTTCCTTCCATATCAAATTCGATTACTGCGTTAGATCTGTTTATCGCATTCATCCTGTTGCTGATATCAACTTCTTTATTTTTAAGTTCTGTTAAATCTTGTCTAATAGATGTAAACCCTTTTAGAACATCATTCTTATCAAATGATGCCTTAATATAAGTGTCTAAATAGTAAAGGCTTCCGTCTTTTTTCTTGTTGGTAACCACTTCATTCCAGATTTTCTTATCTTTTATTACGGTATTATACATGTTATTCCAGAATTCTGGCGGTATTGCGATAAATGGTACTTCTTCCGAATCTTTAGTATATGTATCGGAGTTTACTTTATTATGGTCTTTACCAAGAGCTTCTTCTAATGTCCATCCAGAAACTTCTGTAAATTTTTTATTCACATATGTTATCTTCCCATTTTTATCAGCCTTTGATATAATGTTTGCCTCATCTATGAATCTCTCCATTTCAATAAGTTCATTTGAAACAATATTTGATTCTCTTACTGAATAAGCAAACGAATATAAAGATGATAACATTTGTGCAAAGTCAACTTCTACCTTTTGCCATTCTCTAAGTATAAGGTTTTCTATACAGATAACTCCTATAACTTTTCCTTTATATACGATTGGAACGTCTAGCATAGACTTTATACCAAGTGGCTTTAAGTAAGATTCTGTAAAGCATTTTGTTGCAGGATGTGTCTCTGCATCATTTGCGACTATTATAGGATCTATTGTAAGATGTTCAAAGTATCCACCAAAGTCTTTTTCAAAAAGTTCTATATTTTGGTAGAACTTATCTTCTGCTTTTACATAAAGCTGTTCACATAATATAGAAGTCTTGTCTTCGTTGTATAGCCAAATAGAACATCTATCTGCATCGATTGAATTGGTTACTTCTTTTACTAAAGCTTTTGCACCATTAGTTACATCACCTTCATAAAATAAATGATTATGTGATTGTTCTATAAGAACATTGTTTAGTTTTTTTAGATAGATTCCTTGCTTGGCATCTTCTTTACCTCTTTTTAGAAATTCCTTTGCGAATACTCCAAAGATTGGTATGAATAGTAGAAAGCATCCATATTCTATTCCTCTCGTCATCGGAGTTGATGGAATTTCTTCCATGAATACCATAGTCTTCACGATGAAGAATATAGACATGACAAAAATTGCCAGTCCAAGTGCAATTTTTGCTTTTATAGATGATTTGTTTTTATATTTATCCATCTTTTTAATAGTTTTGATTATATATTAAAAAAAAATCAAAAAAAATGATATTTATCAACCATGGCAAGGGTTTGTGAAAAACATGTCAACAATGGCAAGACATGTAGACAGAATATTTTTTAAACTTTTTTTCCTTTGTTTATATAACAATCTGTAAGCAAACTGACAATTGCCTGACAAAATGTCATAAAAAATATTTTGGCACGTAATTTGAAAGTATAAAGTAAAAAAATAAAAAAAACAATATGGCAAAAGACGTAATTATTGGAATCGACTTAGGAACCACTAACTCATGTGTGGCAGTCGTTGAAGGCGGCGAACCAGTCGTAATCAGTAACTCAGAAGGAAGAAGAACAACACCTTCTATCGTATCATTCACAGAAAACGACAGAAAAATTGGAGATCCTGCGAAAAGACAATCTGTAACGAATCCAAAAAACACAATCTACTCTATCAAAAGATTCATTGGAAAAGATTATTCAGCTTGTTCTGATGAAACTAAAAGAGTTCCTTATGAAGTGAAAAAATCAAAAACTGGAAATGTTCCTGTAGTGAATATCGATGGTAGAGACTATACTCCACAAGAACTTTCTGCAATGATTCTTCAAAAAATGAAGAAAACTGCTGAAGACTATTTAGGTCATGAAGTTAAAAGAGCGGTTATCACAGTTCCTGCATACTTTGGTGATGCAGAAAGAACAGCTACTATTGAAGCAGGAGAAATCGCTGGTTTAAAAGTAGAAAGAATCATCAACGAACCAACTGCAGCGGCATTGGCTTATGGCTTAGACAAAAAGAACACAGACTCTAAAATCTTAGTATTTGACTGCGGCGGGGGAACTCATGACGTATCTGTATTAGAGATTGGTGATGGTGTATTCGAAGTTAAATCTACTGACGGTGACACTCACTTAGGAGGAGACGACTTTGACAACGCAATCATCACTTGGATGCTTGACGAGTTCAAATCTGAGCACGCTATGGATTTAGCGAAAGATGCTATGGCTTTACAAAGATTGAAAGATGCTGCTGAGAAAGCTAAGATTGAGTTATCATCTACTAGTGAATCTGAAATCAACTTACCTTACATCACTGCGAAAGATGGTATGCCTTTACACTTTGTTAAGAAATTGACTAAGTCTAAGTTTGACCAAATGACTTCTTCTTTAGTAGATAGAGCAATTGCTTGTGCCAAGAGTGCATTAAAAAATGCAGACTTAAAACCATCTGATATTGATGAAGTAATCTTAGTTGGTGGTTCTACAAGAATCCCAGCAGTACAAGAAGCTATCGAGAAGTTCATCGGTAAGAAATCTAACAAATCAGTAAACCCTGATGAAGTTGTTGCTTTAGGAGCGGCTATTCAAGGTGCTGTATTGACAGGAGGAATCACTGACGTTCTTTTATTAGATGTAACTCCTTTATCATTAGGAATCGAAACAATGGGTGGTGTATTCACTAAACTTATTGAGGCGAACTGTACAATCCCAACAAGAAAAAGTGAGACTTTCTCTACTGCTTCTGACAACCAACCATCTGTAGAGCTTCACGTTCTTCAAGGTGAGAGAGCAATGGCAAAAGATAATAGATCTTTAGGTAGATTTAATCTTGACGGAATCATGTCAGCACCAAGAGGAGTTCCTCAGATTGAGGTAACTTTGGATATAGATGCAAATGGCATCTTGTCTGTGTCTGCTAAAGACAAAGCAACTGGTAAAGAAAACAAGATTAGAATCGAAGGTGGATCTCAACTTACAAAAGAAGAGATTGAGAAAATGAAAGCTGATGCTGAATTAAACGCAGAAGCAGATAAGATTGAAAAAGAGAAAGTTGAAAAACTTAATCAAGCAGATACTCAAATCTTCCAAACTGAAAAACAAATGAAAGAATTTGACGAAAAACTTACAGAAGAAGATAAGTCTACATTAAAAACAGACTTAGATGCTTTAAGAGCTGCATATACTGAGCAAGATGTTGCTAGGATTGATGCAACTTCTGAAAAGTTAAACGAAAGCTGGAATGCAATCAGTACTAGATTGTATCAAGAAAGCTCTCAAGAACCTCAAAACGAAAGTACTAATACAGAACCTAGTGGTAATGGCGAAGTAGAAGATACAGATTTTGAAGAAGTTAAATAAATAATCAAAACCCACTCATTGAGTGGGTTTTTTTTTGTATCTTTGTATGTAAATATATACTCTATGATAGAAACAAAAAAAGCAAAGCTGGCAGCAGTGGCACTTATCTTCAACGAAGACAAGACAAAACTTCTAGGAGTATCTCGAAAAGACAACTCTAAACTATTTGGCTTACCCGGTGGTAAGGTAGACGAAGGAGAAAGTATGACAGAAGGAGTAATTCGAGAAGTAAAAGAAGAAACCGGATTAGATGTTAAATCTGTAGCACCAATCTTTTTAAGAGAAGATGGAGAATTTGTAGCAGCAGTTTATTTAGTAACCGATTACAATGGTGAAGTTTCTACCAAAGAATCTGGTATAGTTGCTTGGATAACATTCGAAGATTTAAAACAAGGTGCTTTTTCTGAATATAACACTAAGTTAGAACAACATTTGAAGTTCTTAAATATTATATAATAAATGAAAGATCAAGAGTGGAAATATAATCAAAAAGCAGAAGATGCTTGGCAAGTTTTACGAATTCAAGGAGAATTTATAAAAGGATTTGACGAACTATCAAACTTATCACCATGTATATCAGTCTTTGGTTCCGCAAGAACAAAACAAGATGATAAATATTATAACGAAGCCATTAAACTATCAAAATTGATTGTTAAAAGTGGATACGGTGTAATAACTGGTGCAGGACCAGGTATAATGGAAGCCGCTAATGCAGGTGCTTATGGTAATGGTAAATCAATTGGATTACAGATTGAACTACCATTTGAAACAAGTGCTAATAATTTTATTGATGAATTAGTTACGTGTAGATACTTCTTTACAAGAAAAGTTTTCTTTTTAAAATACTCACAAGCCTTTGTTGCTTTTCCAGGTGGATTTGGAACTTTAGATGAACTATTTGAAACTATAACACTTATACAAACGAAACATTTAAGACCATTACCTATTGTTTTAGTTGGTAAAGATTATTGGGAAGGATTGGTTGAATGGATCAAAAAAACTATGTTAGTAGACGGTAAAGTTTCTAAAGAGGATCTAAACCTATTTGCAGTAGTAGATACTGCAGAAGAAGCAATGGAATATATTTTATCAAAATTAGAAGAGAATAAACCAAATTTTTAGTATCTTTGTTCTATGAAAAAGAATATGATGCGTATGCGTATAAGCATGAGAAACAACGCAAAAAAGAAAGTATATGTAGATATGGATGGAGTACTCTGTGACTTCTATGGGGCATCACTAAAAGCTAAAGAGGTAAACCCTTTACAGCCTTATCCGCAATCACAATGGGGATTCTTCCTTAAACTAGCAGAGATAAAAGACGCGGTCGAATCATATAGATTACTTGAAACAAAGTATGACGTATGGATCTTAACACGTCCTTCTTTTCAGAACGTAAACTGCTATACAGAGAAAGTTCAATGGGTTTTAGATCATCTGGGACCAGATGTAGTTAAGAAGACTATATTGATACCAAACAAATCTTTGGTTAAAGGAGACTATCTTATAGACGACCAGGGAGGATTCGGACAAGAAGAGTTTGAAGGAGAATGGCTGCACTTCGGACAAGAAAAGTTTCCAGACTGGAAATCAGTAGTAGAATATTTAATGAAATAAAAAAAGAGACTCAAACGAGTCTCTTTTTTTGTTATATCTTTTTAGTAGTTGTCTGGCGAAAACCAATCTCCCTCAGTAGATCTAGCTACTCTGATTGGTCCGTCGTATTCATCGTAGTCGTCTGAGTATTGTCCATCTGGATCAACCGCATCCATAGAGTTTCCGATGATATTTTCGTTTATGTTTATGAAACACATAGTATCCATATAAGGATAGCATCCACTTGGATTTGCGGACTTTACTTTACAAATAATGTTTGCTCTACTCAAATCATCACTTCCGTTTGTAAGTTTTTCGTCTGGAGACATAGATTGTTCTTTTTTATACCACCATCCGTTTTTCTCTGCAAATTGTTTGAAGATACCTACATCTGAATCTTGAGATGTATAGATTCTATCCATAAACTGTGTGTCGTTTCCGTTGACATTACAATCCCATAAAATAGCTCTTCCTTTTATCTTTGTGGATACGTATTTACCATCTTCTATAGTTCCGTTATCATCATATAGTATAACAAGACTTACTTCTGGATTTTTAGAGTATATCTCTAAC